CAGATCACGCTCGAATAGCGGTCGATGTCACATGAGCTTGTTCCTGGTAGCGGCTCCGGCTCTGGAGCCGCTAACTATCGCAGAAGCGAAGGCGCAATGTCGGATGGGCTCGGCCAGTGGCGAGCCCGCTCCGTCTGCGCCGACGGCTGCGCTCATCTCACCAGCGGTTGCCGGTAACGTCGAGAACGGGGCCCACCGCTACGGTGTGACGTTCGTGACGGCCGACGGGGAAACCGAGCTCGGCACCGTCACCGCGGCGGTCACGGTCGTCGACAAGACGGTCAACGGCAAGATCGCCCTTTCCGCGATTCCTCTCGGGGGCTCTGCGGTCACCAGTCGCAAGATCTATCGCACGGTCGCCGCCGGCAGCACCTACCTCTTGCTGGCCACGCTGGCGGATAACACGACCACGACCTACACGGACAACATCGCGGACGCGAGCCTGGGCGCGCAGGCGCCGACCACCAACAGCACCTACAACCCGGAGCTGGTGCGGTGGATCAGCGCCGCTCGCCAGTATGTCGAGACGTTCACACAGCGTAAGCTGATCACGCAGACGTGGGCGCTGAAGCTCAACGGATTCCCGTGCGGGGATCTGGTGCTGCCGTTCTCGCCGGTGTCCTCCGTAACATCCGTCACCTACGTCGATACGGCTGGCGCCACGCAGACATGGCCGGCCGACGCGACTGGCTACACCACCGACCTGCCGACCGGCCCTGAAGCGGCCCCGGCGCGCGTCAGGCCGTCGTACCAAGTGATCTACCCGCAGACACGTGCGGACATCAATGCGGTGACTGTGACGTTCGTGGCCGGCTACGGGGCCGCGGCATCAGCCGTGCCCGCCGGGATCAGGTCCGCGATGTTGCTGCTGATCGCGCACTGGGACCGCAATCGTGAAGCGGTCAATGTCGGCAACATCGTGAACATCCTGCCGCTCGGCGTCGATTCACTTCTGTGGCCCTACAAGTTGTTCCCGAACGCGACGTCATGAACCTGGGCGACCTGAACGAAACCGTCGTGATTCTGCAGCCCACCGTGACCGGGCAATCGGCCACCGGCGAGGATCTCGTCACGTACGAGACGCTCGATTCATGGCAAGTGAACGTGCAGGAGCTCGGCGGGGCCGAACGGCTGGGCGCCAGCGACGCGCCCACGAGCGTGATTCAGTATCTCGTCACCGGCCGCACGCGCTCGGACCTGAGGCCGACGATGCGTCTGCGACGCGGGGCGGACCTGCTCGAGATCGCCGCCGTGCCGCCCGCGCCGCGGTCGATGTGGACCCAGGCGAAGTGCGTGGAGGTGGACCGTGGCGCGTCCTAACAACGCCGGCGCCATCAGTGCCTACCTCGACGGCAAACGAGAAGCCGTCGCGAAGTTTGCCGCCCTGCCGCCCTTCATGCAGGAGAAGCGGATCAACGTGAATTCCGCGACGGCCGCCGCGATCGCTATCGGCGCGCGGCAACGGTTGATCTCGAGCCCCTCGATCCAGACGCGTCACCTATACGACCACGTGCAGTGGTCGATCAACAAGCGGACTGGTGTCGCCAAGGTCGGTGTCACGGCGGGATCAAGCATGGTCAACGTCCGCCCTGGCGTTCGGAAGAACGTGCGCGTGAAGGGCATTCTGATTGCCGGCCGCGGCGGCTCGGCCCTGCGTTCGAAGGGCGCTCGGCTTGATGTGCCGGCTCGGCGCGCTCACCTGATCGAGTTCGGCTGGTCGCATGCCCCCGCGGAGCCGTTCATGATCCCATCAACCGACGCGCAGAAGGGGCCTCACCTGGACCGCTGGCGCGCCGCCGGGCGGCAGCTCGAGCGCGACATGGCCGGCCTCGGCAACATGCCGTCGAGCGGTGGAGGGCTGCTGTAATGGCCGTCACCGTCGGACGCAGCGCCGAGAAGGCCGTGAAGGCGGCGGTCTATGCCGCGCTGAACGTCGTCGCGATCACGACCACGCTCGGTGCGGCCGCTACGCCGAAGTACGTCGTCACCGTCCACGGTAAGGTGCCGCAGAACCTCACCTATCCGCACATCAGGATCGACGCCGCTGGCGAGATCGAGAGCGACAGCACCTTCGGCAAGAACGCCAAGAACTGCCGATCGTATGTGCAGGTCTTCGCGCTGAGCGAAGAGCAGGCGCTGGAGATCCAGAGCGCGGTGATCGCGATCCTGAATCCGGCCGGCAACTATCACGCGCTGACGGTCACCGGGTTCACGAACATCCATGTGAACTACGACGGGACACAGGTCCGCGACCCGCTCGACGAGGGCAATGCCGTTGGCGTGTATCAGCGCACGGTGATGTTCACCGTCAAGACGGAGGAAAGCTGATGGCGCTCGACTACGAGAAGGTCAAAGACGCATCGCTGTTCCACGTGCTGGCGCTCTTCGTGTGCGAGTTCAGCCGCGGCGTCGATGCGCTCGAGCGCATCGCACCGGATGCTGGTGAGCCGGCCGTGACCGAGGGCGAGGCGCCGGTGCCGGTCTGCCCGCACCCGAAAGAGTTGCGCGTCAACCTGGCGTCGATGGGCCAGGAGCCGTTCGCGATCTTCAAGTGCGGCGTCTGTGGTGACACCGTGAACACCCTGCAACCGGTGGAGGCGTAACCGCATGTCGAGTCTCGTTTATACGGACGTCAAGACCTACCTCGGCGAGTACGACATCTCCGGGTTCATGAACAAGGTGATGCTCGACTACGGCGCCCAAGCGTTGAAGGACACGCGCATGGGCCACACCACCGAGATCAATAAGGGTGGCGTGAAGACGGTGAAGTTTGACATCGCCGGCTTCGCGGATCCCGCGACGGCCGGCATGGAGGCGATCGCGTTCGGCAAGATTGCCACCTCCGGTATTCCGTTGACGGCCTCGCCAACGGGCGCGGCCGCTGGTGACCCCGCCTACTGCTTCCAGGTGCTGAACCAGAACATGAAGACGTTCGGGAAGCACGGCGAACTGATGCCGTTTGGTGGCACGGCCGTCAGTGGGGGCTCGTCCGTCAGCGGCAGCGCCGCGAACGCGCTCGTGCGCGGCAAGGTATTCGTCTCAGCGAACACGGCGAAAACGTCCACCAGCACCAGCAGCATCATTCAACTCGGCGCGGTGACGGCGACGCAGAGGGTCTACGCCTTCGCGCACTGTATCGATACGGTCGCGGGCTCGTCGCCCACGCTCAACATCACCGTCAAGAGTGCCGCGCTCGTGGGTTTCGGCTCGCCCACGACGCGGTTGACCTTCACGCAATTTGTCGCGAAGTCGAGCGAAGTGCAGTCGGCCGCCGGCGCCATCACCGACCAGTTCTGGCGCGTCGATTACACCATCGGCGGCACCGGCGGTCCGTCGTTCCCGTTCATCGTCGTCGTCGGCATCGTTTAGGAGCACACCATGGCTAGCGTCGTACTCACCAACGTCAGCGTCACCGTCGGCGGGACCGACATCTCGGTGTATGTCACGTCGATCGTCCTCGACTACGAGGCGGAAGCCGTCAAGGACAACGGGATGGGCTCGACCACCGAGATCAATAAGGGCGGGATCAAAAAGTGGGGCGGCTCGATCGGGCTCAAGCAGGACTACGACAACGGCCTGGTCGACGACATCGTCTTCGCGCTGATCGGCACCCAGGGCACGTTCCAAGGGTGGCCCGCCAGCAACACGACCGGCGTCAACAACCCGAAGTACAGCGGCACATGCATGTTCCAGGGCTATGCACCGCTCAATGGTTCACACGGCGAGCTCGCGAAGAGCGCGCTGAAGTTCCTGTCGGCCGGCAACCTGTCGCGCGCGGAGGCGTAATCGCGTGGACGTCACCATCCCGCTCGACCGTCCGCGCACGCTGCGCTACACCACGCGCGCGATGCGGCTCGTCGAGCAACGCTCCGGCCATCCACTCGGCGAGCTGCTGATCACCTGTGTCGGTCCCGCGTCGGCCGCCTGGTTGTTGTGGGGCGCACTGATCCATGCCGATGAGGCGTTCCAGCGGCGGCAAGAGCCGGACCTGACGATCGATGACGTGTGCGACCTGCTCGACACGGACTGGTTCGAGAAGGGCAACGCCTTGAAGGACTTGTGGCCGTTCTTCCGCGAGGCCACGGTCGCGGCGGGGTACTTCAGCACGGGTGCCACGGGAAAAGACTCACCGGAGACAGGGCCCGGCTCGCCTGGTTCCGGCGACAGCGACTCAAGCACTTCAGCTTCAGTGCCTGGTTCGAACGGTTAGAGCCGGTGGCATACGGGCCGCTGGCCCTGAAGCCGCACGAGATCGACGAGATGACGCCGGCGGAGCTGCTGAAGATGCAGACCGGCTACATGTGGCGCCTGACACG